CCCCAGCCCTCGGCAACCGCAGCCCCTGCCGCCCCGCCCGGAGATGGCCAGAAGCCCACCAAGGCGTTGGACGCCGCTGTCCGACGCACCGTCGCCCTGAAGGGGAAGGAGGCGGAGTTGGCCAAGCGCGAGGAGGCGCTCAAGCCGATTCTGGAGTTGGAGGCGCTCGCGAAGAGCAACCCAGCCGAGGCATTCAAGCGCCTCACCGGTGAGGGCTTCCTCGAAGCGTACAAGTCGATCACCAACGACGTGGTGGGGTCGCAGGATGAGGCCGCAGCGCTCGCCGCACTCCCCAAGACCGTGCAGGAGAAGCTCGCCAGGTTGGAGGCGCTGGAGAAGCAGGGGCCAGTGGTGGAGGCCCTGGAGAAGCGCCTGGGGGAGATAGAGAAGCGACGTCTGGATGCCGAGACCACCCTCGTGGAGCGCCAGAAGCAGGAGGTGGCCACCCGCGTCTACTCGGCGGGCTTCGAGGCGGTGAAGGCCGTCGCGGCGGAACTCCCGCTCCTGCTCGCCCACCCCGAGAAAGACGCCCGTCTCCAAGCCCGATGGGTGGGGAAGATGAAGGGCGTCTCGGCGGAACTCGCCAGCATGAAGCCTGAGCAGAGGCAGCAAAAGGGGGCGGAACTCGTCCTGGAAGCAGCTCGCGAAGAGCAAGCGGCGTTGGAGGCGGAGATGGGGTGGGTCTTGCAAACCCCATGGGCCCGAGGGAAGATGGCTGGAGTCAAGGGGGGCGCAAAGCCCACCTCATCCGCACCTGCTGTGTCGGCCAGCACCCAGGCCACACCGAAACCGCCGCGTACTGGTACCCCAGGAAGCCTGGGGGAGCCGAGCGCGCCGGACCTGCGGAAGATGACCCACACGGAGCGCATCCGGCACCTCAGTGCCCTGGAGCGCGCCGGAACTCTCTTCAAGAAGCCGTAACCCGCCGGGCAAAGCGTCCGGCATGGAGACCCCATGGCGGATACCTTTGCCTACCTGCTGAACCAGATGTTCCCTGACGGGCTCGCGGACGCCACGTACCGCGACCCGAAGAACACCTTCCTCGCGCTGATGAAGAAGGACACGAAGGCGAATGGCTCCCTCTTCGAGGTGGCCATCCAGACGACGGCGGGCGGTGGGCGCTCGGCCGACTTCGCCGTGGGCAAGGCCAACAACAACGGAGGCACTGGCAAGCGCTTCGCCTTCGACTACAAGAACGACTACTCCTGGGCCCGCATCGACGCCAAGGACATGGCCGCGGCCCGGGCAGGCGGAGGCGTCGTCCCGGCGCTCGAGCACGCCATGAAGAACACGATGCGCAACATCAAGCGCTCCCTGGCGTCGGCGGTGGCCGGGGACGGCTCCGGGCGCATCGGGAAGATCTCCGCCATCCCTCCCACCACCACGGCTGGCACCTTCCGGCTGAACGACTGGCGGGACTTGGTGCACTTCCAGGTGGGCATGTACCTGGAGACCAACCCCACCCGCACCGGAAGCGCTGGCACCATCCGCGCCGGCCGGGCCCTCGTGACGGGCGTCAGCGACTCGCGCACCGATCCGCGCATCGCCTTCACCGCAGAGGGCGGCTGGGCGCCCGTGGTGGATGACTTCGTGTACGCCGAGGGCGACTACGACGCGAAGATCCAGGGCATTCAGGCGTGGATTCCCGTCGTGGCCCCCACGGTGGGTGACGCCCCCTTCGGCGGCGTGGATCGCAGCACGAACCCCCGCCAGCTTGCCGGCATCCGCGTGGACGTCTCCGGCGAGGCGACGCACACCGAGGCGCTCCTGTCCTCTGGCGAGGAGTTCCAAGTGTACACGGCCGAGACGACGCACGTCATCCTCTCACCCGCGGACTGGATCCAGCTGGAGCGCGAGCAGGAGGATAAGAAGCGCCTCGTGAACGTGGAGAACGAGTACAAGATCGGCATCGTCGGCCTCCAGTTGGAGGACGGCTCCATTGCTGTGTGCGACCCGTACTTCCCGAAGGGCTTCGCCTACCGGGTGAACATCGACACGTGGACGCTCATGTCTATGGGCGATGCGCCGCACCTGGCGAACGAGGACGGCCTCAAGATGCTGCGCGTGTCGGACGCGGACGCCTTCGAGGCGATGATGCGCTACTGGGCCAACCTGAAGTGCGATGCGCCGGATGAGAACGGCGTGGTGACGCTGCCCGCCATCTAGTCCGCCTCACCGAGAGAGTTGCGTTGTGAACGAAACGCCTCTTCCCTCCAGGCGATGAGCCGGGTACAGGGGAGGGGCTTTCTTCTTGGAGACGAGCATGAAGAAGGACGGCAAGAAGGACCTCGACATCGGCGCCCTCCTGATTGGGATGGATGAACCTGGCGGGGAGGGGGAGGATGGCGAGGCGGAGGAGTCGGACGCCAGCCACCGGGAGATCGCGCGGGACGCCATGGGGGCCTTCCGCGAGTCGCTCAAGGGTGATGACGTGGATGCGCAGGTGAGCGCCTTCCGGACGCTCATGGACGCGTGCCGGATGTACGAGGAGGAGTAGCACATGGGAGTGGTGACGCTGGCGGAGTTGAGAACCCGGGTGCGAGTGTTGGCGGACCTCGAGGATGACTCGGAGTTCGTAGATGACCTTGAGCTCAAGGGCCACATCAACCGCTCGCTCTGGGCGCTGGATGACCTCCTCCACAAGACGTGGGCGGACTACTTCGTGGTGGAGTTCCCCACCGCGTTCAGTGGCACCTCGTACCCACTCCCCGAGGACTTCTACAAACTCGTCGCGGTGGATGTCCGGCGCACGGACAGCACCTGGACGGACCTGAAGCCGTACATGCTCGCGGAGCGAAACACCCTCCGCAACCTCACCACTCCGGTGACGGTGGACGCGGTGAAGTACAGAATCCTCGGCGCCGAGCTGAAATTCCTCCCAGCGATGCCCGCGAACACCCAGGCGATCCTCACTTACTACCCGCAAATGGGTGAACTCGTGAATGATGCCGACACCCGCAACTACCCCAACGGTTGGGAACAGTGGGCCTGCCTCCAGGCAGCCGTCATCCTCCTGACGAAGGAGGAGCGGGATACGTCGGCGCTGGAGATGTTGCTGGCGCGGGAGACGGCGCGCATCGAGGCGAGCGCCCCCATCCGGGACGAGGCCCCTGTCGCCTTCGTGGAGTCCAATGACGTGGGCGGGGTGGCACTCAACGCGGACGGGATTTCTCGGTGGAGACGGTGAGGATGGCGCCCCCCATCTTCCAGCGGGCTCGTCCCTCGACGAACACCGCCGAGATGCTCCGCCGGGTGGAGGACAACGTGGCCTCCTACGCCTCAGCCCTCACCGGCGAGCGGGGCCTGTTGCGCAGCAACCTCCCATACCGCGACAGCGTGCGCGGGCGACACCTCATCCTGCCGGAGGTGGAGGCCCCCGACGACTGGGTGGATGGGACGCTCGGCGCCGGTTGGGCCAACCTCGGCGGAGCGACGGACCCGCCGACGGCCTACCGCAAGACGCACGACGGCGGGAGGATTGAGGTGCGTGGCCGGGCCACGTACTCAGCGGGCGTGCCGGTGACTCAGGCTCCCATTGTGGCTGTACCCACTGGGCTGGAGCCTCTCGACCGCGAGGTGTTCGACTGCTACGCCACGGTCGGCGCCACCTACACCCCTGCCGTCCTCACCTGCCACACGGGAGCACTCCGGTGGATTACGGGCGGCTACAACAACCTCTCCTTCTCGGCGGATGTCTTCTGGACCCCGGCCAACCGCTCGCCCCCCGAGTGGCCGCTCGCCTCGCAAGTGGTGCTGCGCCTCGGGCCGGACTACCCCGGCGAGCCTGGGCTCGTGCGTGTGGACGATGCAGTCACCACCTCCGGACTGCACCTCGGCGGCTTCTCCGCCCTCTGGAGCGCTGTGAAGGACGGGCGCCAGTGGGTGCTCACCATCCGCAACGTTCTCGGCCTGCCCCCTGGCGGCCCCTACACTCTCAACGTGGCCGTCATCTCGGCCTAGGACTCACGCAACATGGCCCTCGTGCCGCAGACGGTGGAAGTGCCCTTTGAGGGCGGCGTAGACACGAAGACGGACCGCAAGAAGGTGATTCCCGGGAAGTTGCTGAACCTGGAGAATGCCATCTTCGACGGACAGGAGATTCGCTCCCGAGCGGGCTCCGAGTACCTCGCGGACGGGAAGGTGGGCGGCGGCTCCCTCACCTCGGCAAACGCTCTCTCCGTCTTGGGTGGTGAGCTCCTCCGGTGGGATGACACGGGCGTCTACGGCCGGGCCAGCACCACCGCAGCGCCGTGGGTGCAGCGCGCGGACGCGGTGGACGCCAATCCCCTAGAGTACGAGGTTGAGCAGGTGGCCCAGCGGGCGCGCTCGTGCGAGGTGTTCGACAGCGCATCGCGGTTCGGGCTGACCGTATTCCTCTGGTCTGAGGTGAACGATACCGCGCGCTCCCTTCGCGTCACGGTCGTGGATGACGTCACGGGCGTACGACACCAGGACGCCGTGGAAGTCGTGGCGGACATGGCGGGTGCGGACTCGTGGCGCATCCAGGCGCGTGTGGTCGCGTGCGGAGGGTGTCTGCTGATCTTCTACGGCATCAGCGTGGGCATCGCGGCAAACCTGTGGGTCCGCAAGATCATCCCGAGTTCCCCGGGCGTGCTCCAGACGGCGCAAGTAGTTGGGACCATGGTGGTAGATGGCGCGCGAGCGTTCCCGTACGAGTTCGACGTCCAGGACGTCACGGTTGGCGTGGTGACGCCGAGTACGACTGGGACGTTCCTACTTGCGTACGGACAGGCCGCGGGTGTCCGTCTCGTCTGGTGGACGGTGAACCCGTCCGTGGCGACGGGATACGCTGTCGACGGGATTGACCAGACACAGCCCCCGACGACAGGCGGCGCCACGTCCGACTACTACACCCTGACGCTCAAGGTGTCTGCGGCCCTGGATCGCGCCTATCTGCTCTTCACGAACCGCTCGTCATTGCGGCTGGAGTTGCACACCTACAACGCGACGACTCACGCACTCGTGGCACACACGAACGTCGGGGCGAGCGTGGCTGGCGGGCTGAAACTAGCCACCGTCGAGCGTGCGGCCGGCGTGATGACTGCGTACGTCGAGCAAATCGGCACGACGTCTCCAATCGGCTTCGTCCAGTGGAACGCTGCCGGAACGGTGACCATTGCCCTCGACATGCTCTGGCTTCGCGCTCTCCGGCTGGCTGGGCAGGTGCTCGTGCTCGATGGCCGGTACTACCTGCCCACATTCCATGTGCAGCGGGGGACGACGGACGCCGCTGGCATCCAGCCGACGGTGTTCCTGGTGGATCTTCCCATCGACAACAACTCCCCCGGCCGGATGGCCCTGCGCGCGCTCGGCGGTGACGCTGGCGGCCCGTTCGCGGGCACGTGGTTGCTACCACACAGCCCGACCTACGCAGAGGGCGTGCCTGTGCTGCTGCCTCGCCGAACCCGAATCGAGTTCGATGCGAACTCTGGGACGGTGGTGGACGTGTCGGCCGTTGGGCTCGTCTGCCTGACGCTCTCGCAGGTCGCGCCCCATGTCCTCACGCGCCTGGAGGAGACATCAACACTTCACGTGGGCGGCGCGCTCCCTGCGCTCTTCGACGTCGGGACGTGGGCGGAAGACGGGTTCCGAGTCCAGCCAGAGGATGTATCCGGAACGATGGGCGGGGGCGGGGCATTGTCTGCGGGTACGTACTCGTGGGTGGTCTGCTACGAGTGGATGGACGGGAGGGGTCGCATCCACCGGTCGGCACCGAGCGTCCCTGTCACGCTGACGGCCACGGCCGGCCAGAGGGTGACCCTGGTAGTCCCCTACCTGCACCACACCCGCAAGAGCAACGTCCGCCTCGCCCTATACCGGACCCTCGCTGACGGCATCGTCTTCTATCGCGCCACGTCCTCTCGCGACGCCTTCGTGCAGCCCCCCACCATCATCGCGGACAGCGCATCGCTCTTTGACGGCGTGGCCGACTCCACGATCGAGGACAACGAGATCCTGCCATACGGCGGGGCGCAGGGCGGGAGCGTCGGCGGGGAACTCTGGCACCGGCCTCCCCCGGCGTACCGCTTCGCCCACAAGCATCAAGCCCACCTCTTCGTCATCCCCATGGATGATCCCTTCTCCGTCCGGTACACGCTGCCGCTGACGGAGGGTGAGGGGCCGGCGTGGGCGGATGAACTAGAAATCCAGGTCCCCAGCGCGCATGGCAAGGCGGTGGCGCTCGCGACGGTGGATGACAAGTTGCTCATCCTCTGCGAGCGAGGCGCCTACGCCGTCTACGGCAACGGCCCCCTGCGCAACGGTCTGGACAACTCGTACACGGACCCGATGTACGTGACCGGCTCGGTCGGGTGTAGCGCGCCGGGGAGCGTCGTCGAGACGCCGGACGGCATCATGTACGCGGCGGCATCGGGCATCCACCTCCTGACGCGCGGGCTGGAGACGGTGAAGTTGGGCGCCCCGGTGGATCTGTACGCCTCTGGCTTCTCCCCGCCGGACTTCACCCGAGCCATCCAACTCCCTCACACGAAGGAGCTCCGCTGGTACACCGCAGGAGGCCGGACGCTCGTCTACTCCTCGGAGTGGGCCCAGTGGGGCACGTGGACGCTCCAGCCCACCCTGGATGCCGTCATTTTCGAGGACGTCGTGCACTACGCGGACGGGACTGGCGTCCGGAAGGACAACCTCTTCCTCGACACGGAGGTGGGCACCCCCATCCCCATCGTGGCCGAGACGGCGTGGCTGAAGTGGGCGGGCATGCAGGGCCTCCAGCGCGTCTGGAAGGCGTACCTCCTGGGTACTACTGAGGTGTCCGCCCGCGTGCGCTCGGACGTCTACTACGACTACGACGACACGGCACCGGGACAGACGTTGGAGGAAGTCTTCCCAGGCAGCACCGAGGGTGGCCCCCCGACGTTCCGCATCCGCCAGACGATGGCGAAGCAGCTCTGCACCGCCCTGCGCTTCAAGTGGACCATCACCCGGGAGTCGGCTGTAGCCCAGCCGGGTGGGCTTGTGGGGCTGTCTTCGCTTACACTGGAGTTTGGAGCCCAGCGCGGTCCCAGCAAGCGCAAGGTGCTCAAGTACCAGGGGACGTGACCTATGGCGCAAGACCAGGATCTCGGAGACGTCGTTGGAGTCGGCCAGTATGAGGTGGGGGACGTCACGTACCGTGGCGTGGAGGAGCGCGAGGCCGAACGTAGGCGTCGACAGGCGGAGGCGGATGCCCGGACGGCGGCCACCATGGACACCTCCCGGGCGGACCAGTTCCGCAACCAGCAGATGGCCCTAGCCGGAGACCTTCTCGCGCAGTCTCGGGGCGAGGGACCCAGCGTCGCACAGGAGCAGTTGCGCCGGGGCACCCAAGCAAACCTCGCGGCCACCGTCGCAGCGGGGAACTCTGTCCGAGGCCCTGGGGCCGCCGCTGGCGCAGGGCAACTACTGGCCGCGCGTGCCAACGCCGGGCAGCAGATGGCTGGAGATGCCGCCCTCCTCCGAGCCGAAGAAGTGACCCAGGCTCGCGGCCAACTCGGGCAGGTGCTCGGGCAGGCCCGGGGCATGGACCTGGACACCGCCGGGGCCAATCTCCAGTCGCAACAGGAGACGCAGCGGCAGAAGGACAACCTCACGCTTGAGTACATGCGGATGGGCATGGATGAGGCGTCTGCCCAGCTTCAGGCCGAGATGAAGATGGAGGAGATGCGCATGTACGCGTACTACCAGACACAGGCACTCCGCCAGGGACTCACCATCGGTGCCATCAACGCGGCAGGCCAGGTGGCGGCGGTGGCTGCTGGCGGTGGTGGAGGGGGCGCGGCCGGGGCTGGCGGCGCCCGTGCCCCCGGCGGCACAGTCGGCGGTGGCGGAACCATCCCGAGGAACTGACCCATGGCAGACAAATACCTCCGCTACATCCCTGGTACCGACGAGTTCGAAACGCTCGACGTCTCCGACACCGGCACGGTTCGTGGGAGGGTCAAAACCGACACCGCCGACAAGATGCGGAAGTCCGGGGGCTACCAACTCGTCGGCGATGAGAAGTGGGCCACCGTCGCCGGGCCGACCGCCGCAGAGCGCCAGCGTGCGCAGGTGGTTGAGCGCAGCGGCACGGGCGCCTCTGGCATGGTGTACGCCGAGCAGGGCGGTGGGCCTGTGCTTCTTCCCCTTCAGAGCGCAGAACGGCAGCGCCTGCGCATCATCACGGCGGATGAGGCTCGCCGACTGGGCGAGGGGGTGGAAGCGCGCGAGCAGGTGGTGGCCAGGAGTGGGACGGGGGCACCTGGGATGGTCTACGTGGAGCGCAACGGCGAGCCCATCCTCACGCGCCTGGAGGAGGCCGAGCGGCAGGGCCTCCGCGTCATCACCGCCGACGAAGCACGGGCGTTGGGCACCGCTCTGGAGGAGCGCGAGAACGCTGCGCAGCGTCCCGCGAACTCCGGCCCCGGCATCTGGGGGCAGATTGCCCAGTCCGTCCTGGGGGCCACGCCGCCCACCGCGCGGACGCCGGAGCAGGTGGCCCAGGGGGTGCTCGCCACCCGGCCAGCGCCTGTGCAGGGCAACCCCGCTCAAGACCTGGTGCAGTCCACAGGCGTCGGCTTCGCCCCGGCAGCGGTTACCACGCGTGGGAGGGAGTTCTCCGGCTTCCGAGGAGATCCGGCTGTGGTGGTGCGCCAACCAGACGGGACCAGCACTCCGGGCGGGGCGCACACGACGTCATTCACCGCGAGCCCGGCCCGTGGTGGGAATGTGCCTCCGCTGGAGCAACCCGCGCGCTCCCTGACCGCGGCTGACGCTGCCATTCCCACTCCTGCGGCAGGCGGTGTCCAGGCGGCGAGCGCTGCCGTGCGCTTCGCTCCGGCCGGAGCCTCGCAGGGCCAGAGGGAGCTCGCCGACGCCTTCGCCTTGCAGCGTCAGGCCGTCGCTGAGCGCGCGGCCCTGGAGGAGCAGAAGGCGGCGGCGGAGGTGGCCCGCCAGGACGTGGAGTTCCAGGCCCTGCGCCAGCGCCAGCAGCAGGAGGAAGAGCGCGCCGCGCTGCGGCAGAAAGCCACGCTCGACGCCGAGGGCCGGTTGGCGGACGCTGTCAAGGCGCTCTCGGAGCCGTCCGGCGAGATCGACCCAAGCCGCTGGTGGAACAGTCGCAGCACCGGCCAGAAGATTGCCGCCTTCGCATCCGCCTTCATGACGGGGTTTGCCGGGCGCCCCAGTGCCATCCAGCAGTTCATTGACCAGGACATTGCCGCCCAGCGCTTCAATCTGGAGCGCACCGACAAGAAGAGGGGGCAGGCGGTGGAGGGGCAAAAGCTCCTCCTGGGCACCATGCGCGAGCGCTTCCAGGACGAGGTCTTAGCGGAGGCGGCAGCCCGTCAGGCCGCGCTGGAGCAGGCGCGGAAGACGGCCGAGCGCGAGACGGCATCCTTCAAGGGGCAGGACGCCCAGGTCCGGAAGCAGGAACTGCTTGGGGCCTTGGCTCAAGCAGAGGTGGAGGCGAAGCAGGCGTTTCAGATGCGCGCCGGGCAGTTGGCGCTCCAGCAGGCACAGTTCGAGTTGGAAGCCCAGCGCTTCAATCAGGCGCAGCAGCAGACCCAACGCGGCGCGGTGGCCGAGTCCGGGCAGGCGGTGGATTTCTCCACCCTCACCCCCGAGCAGAAGAAGAGGGCGGTGGTGCTGCCCGGTTCGCAGGGCCGCGCGGTGCTGGCGCTCAATGAGGATTCCGCCAAGAAGGCGCAAGAGGCCGTTCTCACCGGGGGCAAGATTCTGGGGTTGCTCGATCAGGCAATTGCCATGCGTCGAGAGTACGGGAGCGAGACGTTCCCCTCGGACTCGAAGGAGACGATGACGACGCTCGGGAAGCAAATCCTCATCGCCATCAATAAGGCGGAGGGTCTCGGCTCTGCGGACGCAGACACCACCGCCATCCTAAATGAGATGATTGGTGGGGACCTCACGGCCTACCGGCGGCTGCTGCCGAAGTTGGAGCAGTTGCGCAACACCTACCAGCGCAATCTTGGGGAGGCCTTCACGGCATACACGGGCCAGCCATGGGGCGGGGTCGCGTCCCTCCAAACGAGATCCGCGACTCGATGACGGTCCGATGCATGGGGTCATGGTAGACTCAGGCCATGGCTCAGGTTTTCGACCCCAGTAGCGGGCAGTGGATTGAGGTGCCGGACGAGCAGGTGACAGCGCTCGTAGGCTCCGGCAAGGCGTACCTGCCCAAGGGCCGAGTCCCCGTGGTGGACTCCCGGGGTGTGGTGGGCGAGGTGCCCGCCGAGGACGCCCCCCAGGCATTCGCCAACGGCTTTCGGTACCGCTCCGCCACCGAGATTCAGAAGGAGCAGGAGCGCGAGGAGTTCGAAGACAGGCCCATCGCGGCGGGTGTGGCTGGTGCGGCCCGCGGAGCCACCCTCGGGCTGTCCGATGCCTTCCTTACGGAGATTGGTGCCACTCGCCCAGAGACGCTCCGGGGGCTGGAGGACTACAACCCCGAGGCTAGCATTGGCGGCGAGGTGCTCGGTGTCGGCGCGACGGTACTCGCCTCGGGCGGCAGCGCTGCGCCGGCCGCCGTAGTGGAACGAGTGGGCACCCGGATTGGTGTCGCCGCAGCAGAACGGCTTGGCGGCGGAGCCATCACCCGCGGCGCGGCCAAGGGCGCCTTCGAGGGTGGCTTGGCTGGACTCGGCCGGGCCGTCACCGATGCCGCCCAGGAGCGGGATCCACTCACCGCTGAGAAAGCCCTGGCGTCTACGGCGACGGGGGCCCTCTTCGGACTGGGGGCGGGAGCGATCTTCGGTGCGGCTGAGCAGCGGCTGGCGGGACGGCCGGTTCCAGCCGCTGCCAGTGCGGTGCCCGACGAGCATTCAGCCGCCGCCCCCCCGACAACGACGCCCGAGCCACCAGCGTCCACCACAGCGGGTGGAGCTGCTCCTCCACTCGAGCCGCCACAGCCCCCCGCGGGTGCCGCAAGCACCCCGCCCCCACCTCCCGCTGGCCCATTCTCGGCGGAAGGACTAGCGGACAGCGCCCTCGGACTCGCGAAGCCCGTCAAGGAGGCCATCGAGAAGAATCCCGGGGTGTTCCGGCGGGTGTTTGGCGCCTTGGACATCACCCTTCCGGACGCCGACGAATTCGTCCTCCGCGGCATCGACGTGAAGAAGAAGGGGATGAACCTTCTCCGCGAGAAGGGGCTGGAGAAGTCCGCTCCGGCCGCCCTTCGCGCCGACCCCCGCTTCGCCGCGGTGAAGAACCAGGAAGACGCCGCTCGCCTCATTGCCACAAAGGCCGAGGAGTCCGGCGCACAGGTTCGTGACGCGGCGGCGAAACTCGATGCGCTGGTGACCCCGGACGAGCAGATGGACGTGGCTGCCTTCGTCGCAAAGGCCGAGCAGGAACTCATCGCCCCATTGGTGCGTGGGACGGTCGACGAGCAGCGCGCTGGCGCCAGATTGCGCAGGGAACTCCGAGCCCTCCAGCAGGGCCTCACGCCGGAGGCGCCACCCGTCACGCCGCGCAAGGCCGGTGTCTATGAGGTCCCGATCGAAGAGCTCGACGACGTCCCCTCCATCGGGTGGGAGAAGGGACGACTTGCGAGCGTCAACCGGGGACTGGACGAGGGCAAGACGCTACCTGCCATTCAGATTGGCCAGGGAGACGACGGTCTCCGCGAACTCGGAGACGGCAACCACCGCCTGACGGCCGCCCGGGCGCGGGGCCAGAAGACGATCCGCGTCGAGTTCGACAGCGATGAGGCAGCCGCCATCAACCCAGGCCGCCCCCGCGGCTCGCACATCAACCCTAAGGCCATCGCGCCCATGGACAGCCGACCCCAGGCAGCACAGGGTCGCGCCACGTTCGCCTCGGTCGAAGAGTGGAAGCGCCGCCTGGACAAGTCTCTACGGTGGGACTCCACCACACCGAACGAGGTGCGAGACCAACTCCGCCAGTTGCGCGGCCTGCTCAACCGCACGCAAGAGGAGACTGCAGAGAGGGTGTCCAAGAAGGTCGGGGCCTCGGCGTTCCAGGAATGGAAGAAGGCGAAGACGCTCTACGGGCAGATGGCGGAGCTCGACAACATCGCCACGGAGCGGCTCGCGGACGCCAAGCCCTCCAACCGCCTGTTCTCCCTCACCGACAACCTGGCGGGCGTGGCCGGGGCGGTGGCGGGCGGAGGACTCAACCCGGTGGGTCTCGCTACGGCACTGGGGGCCGCCCTCCTCAACAAATGGGGCCGCGAGAATCTCCCCTTCGTCATGGCTCGGGCCATGGCCGACTACGACAACAACCCCGGCGCTCGCCAGGCTGCACAGGCGCTCGTCAACCGGCTGCGCCGCGGCCCGGACGCTGGTGCGGCACCGGTCGGCTCTCCTCCGCCCATCCCTCCCTCGGGGCCGGGGGGCGCCGCTATTCAAGGCGCGCTGCTGGGGATGGTGCAACGGGCTGCCCAGCAGGGCCCCCGGGAAGCCTGGGTTGCCCACAACATCCTCTCTGGGTCCGAAGAGTATCGGGCCACGGCGGAGCGGGAGGGGCTGGCGCAGTACACGCCCGATGCGGACGCCGAGGGGCAGCGACGGGCGGGGGCCGTCTCCCGCGTGGAGCAGGCGGCAGCAGACTTCGACAGGAGGGCCGACGCAGCCACGAAGGGTATCCTCTCTGGCCGGCGGAAGGCCGTCCGCTCCACGGCGACGCCGGACGCGCTCGCGAAGGCTGAGGAGATCCAGAAGGCCGCAGCGGACCCCGAGGGCGCTGTTGAGCGCGTGGCAGAGCGCGTAGCGGACCTGGGTGTCGATGCCCCCGGCCTCGCCTCCGAGATGCAGAGCGTGGCCCAAAGGGGGCTCACCTTCCTGGCCAGCAAGACACCTGCACGGCCGGCATCCCCGCTGGGAGACATCGCTGCGCTCCGCACGCCATGGACTCCGGCCGAGGCGGAGGTCTCGCGGTGGACGGCCTATCTCCGCGCCGTCGAGGATCCCGCGAGCGTGCTCGAGGATGCAGCCAGCGGACGTCTCACGCCCGAGGCCGTCGAGGCTCTTGGTGCCGTCTACCCCGCCCTGCTGGCGGACCTCCGGGGACGTGTGGTCGAGCAGATCGCCGCCCATCCTCGCCGCCTGGACTACCAGCAGCGTCTGTCCCTGGGCCTACTGCTCGGGATGGAACTCGACGCATCGATGGCCCCCCAGGCGGTGGCCTCCATCCAGATGATGCTCCAGCAGCAGCCGGAGCGTCCCCAGGCGCGTCCGTCTACAACCGCCACGTCGACCCAGAAGCGGATAGAGTCCGAGTTCTCGCCGTCCGATGGCCTCACCGAAAGGACCGTCTAATGCGTCGTGTCGTCGTGCTTCTCTGCCTCCTCCCGTGGCTGGCCCACGCGGAGAACATCACCAGCGCCACCTGTACGCCAGCGGTGACGACTGGCTGCTTCACGCGAAACACTGTGGGGTTCTCCTCGGTGTTCGTTGACGTGTCCGGGACGTGGACGGGCAGCCTCGTGTTCGAGGTGGCTGGGAATGCTGCTGGTCCATGGCACTCCAGCCGCGCCTACACGCCGGACGGGAATGGGGCCTATGCTGTGGCGGTCACAGTAAATGGCTCGTGGTCCGTCCCTACCTTCGGGGCTCCTCTGTTCCGCGTTCGGGCGGCCACCCTGTCATCCGGCAGCGCGACGGTGACAGCCCAGGCAAGTCCGTTCCAGATTCCTACGGACATCGTTCGCGCCGTGGGGGCAACGAACGGCCCTGTCGATGTGGCCGGCATCGTCGACCTCTCCAGCGCCACGCTCGCTAGCATGGGCAACTACATCTGTGCCGCCGCCGAATCGCATCGGCTCAACCTCACCACCACGCCCACCATCATCCCCTCTGGAGGGCCCATCGCAGGACGCACGTCATGGACGCTCGTCAACGTGGACAGCGTGAAGAAGGTGTCATGCCGTGTGGATCCCGGAGATGGAGGGGTGCCCGACTGCAACACCCCGGGCTTTGGACTCACCGTACAGCCCAATGGAGGGACCCTCACCTTCCCTGTCCGCGAGTCGGACACGGTTCGCTGCGTGGCCTGCACTAACGGCGCGACGGTGGAGCACACGGAGGAAGCATGCGTAGCGCCATGAACTTCGCTTTGGCGGCGGCACTAGGAGGCACTCTGGTTTCCACTCCGGGCAGGACGCCGCAGCAATACTCCTACGTCGGACAGAAGTGCATGACGAAGGGGAGTGGGCAGCTTCTGGCCCTGGGCGGCGCCTCCCTCGGCTCGGTCGCCGACGCTGAGTTCGTGGATGGTAGCGCCTGCACCGTCATTCCCCCGGCGGGGACACCAGCTGGTATCAGCCTCCGGTGCGTCTCAGGCGGCGGCGCGGCGGAGATCCTCGCCTCTGTTCCGGTGGCGGCCACGGCTCCAGCCGGCCAGTGGTGCGTCGAAGTCCGGACCGTGGGCCCGGCGTTCGTGGAGTAGCCTGCTCCCATGCCCATCAAGCGCCCCATCCGCCGAAGAAGGAGGCCAGCCACTCGTCGTTGGTGGGCGGGGCGCCGTCTTACGGCCTACGGCAAGCAGGCCATCTCGGTGCTGGTGCTCGCGGGGACGCTCTTCCTACGGGAGGAGCAGCAACCCACAGTCCCGGTGGCGAAGCGCGAGGAGGACGCCCCGCCCCCGCTGGTATGGACAGTCGACACAAACGCGGGAGGCCCCGCCATATCGGGGGGCCGAAGCTACCCCATGCCGCCGCAGCCGCGGCCCGAGCAGAAGCGACCGCCATGCATCCCGCGAACGGAACGCGAGGTAAACGGCGGCTGCTGGACGCCACACGCGGAGAAGCCACCCTGCCCGTATGGCACTGTCGAGCACGGCGGGTCGTGCTACCAGCCAGTCGCCGCGGCCAATCGCCCGCCCACGAGCATCGAGCCGTAGAGTCAGTGCATGAACGGCCTGAGCCTCTTCGGCTCCGTCCTCTTTCCGAACGGGCGCATGAACGAGGAGCGAGAGCCCTTGGGACGTCCCTTGGGCTTCGGGTTCTTCGCCCGCTCCTCGCGCAAGAGTCGGTTGCGGTGGTCGGCGTAGTGCCGATCGTCCAGGTACTTCCGCTGAAGGCAGTCCTGCTGGAAATCATCACCACATCCGCAGGCGCAGAGGACTCGCTTCAGTGGACGATCAGCGCGGGCCGCCTCGCACCTCGCCGCTCGATAGGCCCGCTGATAGGCGCGGGTGCATTCTGGGTCGCCACAGTTCGTCTTCCGCCCCTCCGGCAGCGGCTCGTCACACCAGGGGCAGAGGCCGGGCGCGGTGTCCTTGACGGCCTCGTAGATGTATTTCGCCAGTGGGTGGCGCGCCTCCTTCCCTTTTGCTCGCTCGGCCCGAAGCTTCGCGTGGTGGACGGCGTTGCGGCACCTCTCCGAGCACCACTTCCTGCCGAGCGGCTTCTTGGGCAGCAGCCCTCCGCACCCGCCGGAGCAGTACGTGTCTGGGCGCTTGGCGTATGCCTTCGCTCGACTCTCCCGGTACCAGGCGGCCCTGTCGAAACTCATGGCTCGTCCTTCCGGTTTATACTGCGCTCGCTGCTGAATCCATCTGGGTAGCGGGCGCGGAGTTTCTCGATATTGGACGCGGCCACCTCCTCCAACGTTGACCCAACGCGGTGGGTGAGCACGGCGAGATACCAAAGCACGTCGCCCAGCTCCGCGTGAACCTTGCCGGTGTCCAACGCATGCCCATGGCCAATGTGTTTCTTGATGAGGTCGGCGACCTCACCCGACTCTCCTGCGAGCCCGAGCGCATCGCGAGCGAGCCCTAGCGACTCCAGCGGAGTGCTCTCGTCAACAGTGGCGGTTCGCAAGGCCAACCTCTGGTACTCATTCAGCGTCTTCACCTTCTCATGTTCGCTCATGGCTTCTCCTTCAGGGCGTCGACAGCGCTGAACGCATCGTTGACGCGGACCACATGCGGTCACTCGCATGTATCGTCCTCGGGACAGCCGGTGTCGTGGTTCGCAGCCGCGTGCACGAAATAGGCGGCGCATGCGTCGTAGAGGCTCTCCATCGCCCGCATCCGCCCCAGCATCGCGGCGCCGGGGTGATTGACCGAGAGCATGCCCGCCGAGCGCGTGCTGACGCCTGGGCTGTCTGGCGTACTCCACTGGTGATGGAGTTGTTCAGCCAGCGCCGCGTTGTCCGCCTCCGCGCGCTCGGCACGCTGGCGCTCGGCCGCGAGCATGCCAAGCAACGCGGATACGTCGTCCATATCCGGGTGACTCTCGGCGTTCACAGCCTCTGCGACCCTCTTCTCCAGCGGCGTCGGCTCGCTCATTTCTTCCCCTTTTCTTCGTGCATGGCGCACGTCGTCAGTCCCGGCAGGCGTGAGCGGGGGCAGCAGTCCGTCGCGCACAAATCCACCACCCTCTCGGCCCTGCTGTGCCCCGGCCGATGCTCGCGCTTCTTCCGCCCGCCCGCCGCGCTCCACACCTTCTCCACGCGCTCGGGTGCCCACGGGCGAAGCGTTCCGGCCGTCAGCGCGTCCACGTGCCCCACGCTCTCCAGCACGTAAATGGGCACTCCCTTAGCGACGATGCGCGGAAACTCCTCCATCTGCGCCTTCGTGTACGGCTCGCCCGGCACCTTCACCTCGCACCAATACGTCTGCCCGTTGCGCAGGAGGCACGCGTCCGGCCGCCCCTTGGTGCTGGCGTTGTTCTCCAGCCAGAGGAAGCCGAGCGCCTCGGCGCGGGCGCGGATGGGCCCCTCGTTGCGGTCCCTTCGCTGGGCTTTCACGTGTCTCTCCAGATGCGGCCTGTGGCGATGCGGTTGATGTTGGACTGCGTCACGCCGTATCGAACCGCCACCGCCGATTGTGACGCACCGCCAGCGAGGGCGGCGCGAATCTCCGCAACCTGCGCAGCCGTGAGTTTCGCCCATCTGGCGCGTTCGCCGCGCTGATAGGCCGAGAGCATCTCCCCGCGCGCCGTGCGGCCCTTCTGGTCCCGGTCGGCCACGTTGTCCGCTTGCGTGCCCAGAAACAGGTGCGCCGGGTTCACGCACGGCGGGTTGTCGCAGCGGTGCAGGATGTTGAGCCACTCGAAGAACGGGCCATGGACGAGCGCATACGAGACGCGATGCGCGAGCCGCTTTCGTCCCTCTATGTGCAGGATGCCGTATCCTTGGGCCTGCTCCGGACCCAGCCACAGCCAACACCCGGTGTTGGGCTCTGGGGTGCTGGCGTTTTCGATGTCCTCGGCCGTCCATGGGGCAATCCTCGTCGTGGCCCTCATGCCGTCACCTTCTTTCGTGCCGCGCACCACGCGCGGAACTTGCGCACCACCAACGCCTTGTTGCGCCACCACACCGAGCACCACGCATAGGCCACCCACGCCCCAAAACAAGGCGGGCACAACCCCTCATGCACCTCGGACGTCAGCGACACCTTGCACCCATCCTCTTTCGCGGAGCATGCGGCGCAACTCACGGCAACTCCCCGCCCAAGTCGCCGCACGTCCCCGGATGCCCCTTGTCCTGCATGCAGAGCGGGTGGCGGTTGCACAGCGCCGTCACGGGACGCCCCTCCACCGCGCCGTCGAGGTCCACGCCGAGGATGCGCGCCAGGGCCGTTGCCTGTGCAGGCCTGAGCCAGTTGTACTCCAGGGCCTCTCTAAACATCTCCCGCACCCTCTCCACGGGGATGGAGACGGGGGCGGGCGTGGTGATGAGGGCGCGAACCTCGCAGGCTGCGAACTCGGGCCAGATTGGCTCCGAGTCTTCGGCCCTCATCCTGTCGAAAATCCGCGCCGCCTCCTCCAGCGCCTCCGCCCGGGCGGAGGACAGCGCGGCGTCGAGCAACTTACCTGCCTCGCTGGCTTGCCAGTCCGTAGGAACGACTGCGGATACCCACCGCCTCAGCCGTTCAAGTTCGTCACTCATGATCTCCCCCTCAGTGCCTCAGCCACCACCTCCAGCGGGAGGTGCTCTCGCACCAGGGGCATCATGTCCGCGAGCGCCTTGGCGCGAGCGGACCGCCGGGCGTCGGCGGCGGCGTAGGCGGCGGCGGCGGCGGCGTCGGCGTCGGCGTCGGCGTGGGCGGCGGCGTCGGCGTAGGCGTAGGCGGCGGCGTAGGCGGCGTAGGCGGCAGCCTGTCGCACCTGCTCCAGGGTGACCCCAGGCTCGCCGCGCCCCCACCGTTCAGTCAATTCGATGGCGTGGAGAGGGCGCTTCTCGCCCTCGGGAGCGTATTTCAAAGCTGTCCGCGCGCATGCGCAAGCCGCGAGCGCCACCCGACGCCTGTCCACGCCAGCGCGAGTGGCCAGCCACAACCACCAGTCAGCTCTATGCAATTGCTTGTATACATCGGAAAGCGTCTTTCCATCCGCCCAGTCGCGAGCCTTGCTACATGCTTCAAGTCGGCACAACGTCTTCGAAAGAGTCACGGCATCCATGCGGTTCCTCCGGGTAAACTTCCTGCATTAATTATCGGCGATGGCGCGCGGGAGTTGCGTCACTCCTGCGATTCATCGTCCGTCCACTGGCTGAACGCGGCGGAGACGCTGGTGAGGTCCCGGAGGCTGCGAGGGCCAGCGTCAAGGGGCTCGCGCTCCGGCTCTGGCTCCGGTCCCCAGATGGCCCGGGCCGCGGTGGTTGCCCGCTCCTCACGACCGCGATCGACCTCCGCCTGGGCCTTCGCTGCTGCCAGTTCGGCCCGGGTCTCGATCGCGCGCCATTGGGCTAGGCAGACGGCGAGGTGTAGCACGCATAAAGCCTGCGCCCTGGTGAGATCGCCTGCGTCCTCCCAGATGGTGCACTTCTCAGCCACCACGCGAGTCATGGAGAGCCACAGGCGGAGGTCCATTCCGCAGGGGGCAAGGTCCTGTGTGAGGGGCGGCATCTGGTCGGGCGTGGAGCCCCAGAGCAAGCGGGCCTCAGTCACAAGAGCCATGGCGTCGGCGAGCAGCCGGACCCACGGCTCGGAGTCCGGACCAGCGCCCTTTGCAGCCGCGAGGCGCAGCGTCGCTGTCGAGACGGGATTCCCCGCCAGGGCCAGCTCCACGGATGGGACGCCGCTCGCCACTCGCTGCCGCGCCTGTTGGAGACGCTCGACGACCTGCGGAAGGAGCAGGGCTGGCGGGGTCATGTCGGAGCCTCCACGTTTTGCCACCAACTGGAATCGCACAGAGGAAGGCACACGGGCTTGAGTACGATGACCCCCTCCTCAACGAATGGGCCGCCAGCAGAATGGCTGTCACAGAGGGCTCGGTGGCACCACTGACAGAAGACAGTGCGGCCCTTGCCGCATGGACATAGGCGACCCGTGAGGACGCCGCTCCGGCTCGGAGGCATCATGCCGCCCTCCCTGCGCGCCGGTTGCGCGCCCACTGCCCGACATCGGCTGGCGGCGTGGCCAAACGGAAGAGAGCCGCTCCGCACCCGCAGTACAGGCCCACCCACGTCTGACCGTGCTGCTGCCCCTCGCCGGTCTCTTCTCCGCATCCAGCGCACTCGCGAGCCGGGCCCTCTGCTCCCCGGCCGACAGCGTTGGGGCGGCCTGCTGGCGCCACCGCGGCCTTCGCCTGCCGCACCCACGTCTCCCACTGGTTGGCGAAGAAGCCCACGGAGTAGCCCTTGGACTCCGCTACGGCCCAGCCCATGAAGAGCCGGAAGGCCGCCTTGACGGACTCCAAGCCGTGGTCCTTCACCGCCTCGCCCAGCCGCACTCGCTCGTGCGGCTTCATGCCTGCGGCGGGGTCGAGCGCGTCCGGGGGGAGTCGTGGCTTCACTTCCGCCCGGGCCCAGTCGATGAATTCTCCCATGGCCGTCGTGCTGGGCGCCCGCTTCGGCTTCTCGGGCGCGGCCTCCTGAACCACGAGAACCGGCGGCGGCGCGGCAGCGCTCGCCTGCGAAGCAGAAGCTTCTTCCTTCTGCGTCTGCGTCTGCGTCTGCGTCTGACCATCGAACTTCGCTGAACGTTCGCCCGACTCTATGCCGTTGTTCGCGTCCATTACCGGCTTGTTCGACGAACGTTCGCGGGCGTTACGCATGCGTTCCTTGGACTTTCTATTTTGTTCCCACGCCTTGGCATATGGCTCCAGGCGGAGCACCCGGTGCCCGCCCTCCTCAACGCGCACGTGCCCGGCATCAATGAGGGCCTGGAGAAGGGCCCCGTTCTCGCCCTGCCAGTGGGCAGCAGCTTCGATTCGGCGGCCGGAGGCGTCTCCCGGAACCCACCCATCCGGCGGGGCCTCGTCCGTGGCGTGCGACACCGCCCAGGCACGGACCATGGCGATGTGACCGAGGGCCTGGGGAATGGAGCAGCGCGCGAGGTGGGAGACCTCGGCAGCGCCGTGGGAGATGATGTCGGACTCCAACTGAAGGAAGGGTAGGCGCATTAGGGCACCCGGGCCTTTGCCTTGACGTAGTCCATCAGCGGGGCAATCGGCGTGAACCACTCGCCCTTGATTCGGGCCCGGCCAAATTGCCGGTGTAGTTCCTCCTCCATCGGCTTCCCCCCGGGAATGACGCCCAGCAGAGTCAGCGGCTCGGGGAACCCGACCTGCAATGAAGACAGGCGGCCCTTGGGGTTCTTGCTGTAGCCGATTTTGACCGGACCATCCGCACCACGCTGGATGAAGTAGACAAACACCTCCGCCCCCTTCGTTCTGTCGTGGAGGGGGAGCATGTCTGCGGAAAGTGGGTCCTGCCGGATGATGTCTCGCCGCCGCTCCACCTCCTCGTCACGCCGTGCGCGGCGTTCGTGGCTGTCAAAGAGGTAGGACTTGCCATCCGGGCTCCTGTCCACCTTGTTCCAGCACAAGTGCGAACAGGCATGGGGCCCCGTGGCGCGCATCTCGGAGCCCCAGAACCACACCCATCCCAACGGCGGGTCAGGGTGAAGGTAATCGCCGGGGACTCCTTGTCCGGTCGCGCCGCAGGCATCGCAGATGAAAGTGACTGTGCAGGCCATAGAAACACCACGGCCCCACCCTGCCGCGACGCAAGGTGAGGCCATGGGACTCCCTTGTGGGAAGTCAGAAGAGTCTAACGCCAGCGGTCGCGGTCGCCAGCGGTGAACACAGGCAAGGTACATCACGCCCGTCAGCAGGGCAAGCAGATGGCGCCGGACGCCGATGAAGTCCGCATCCACCTGTAGCCAAGGGAAGCGCACTAGAGACCCTCCGCGAAGAGGAGGTGTTGCGACGCCTCAGACTGCCACCGCTCCACTGCCAACTGGGCGTAGTCGGGGTTGAGTTCCACGCCCACGTACCGCCGCCCGCGCTGCATGGCGACCATGCCCGTGGTACCAGCGCCGTTGAAGGGGTCCAGCACTACATCACCGGGTCGGCTGCCCGATACGATGCAGCGGCGCGCGAGCTCCGGTGCCATGACGGCGAAGTGCTCGATGCCGCTCGGTTGTGTGTTGATGCTCCACACGGTACGCGGCGTCCTGGTGGCGCTGCCCACGAATATGGAGCCATCAGAATGCTTCACGCCTTCGACGTACTTGTTGCCGCCGAAGCGGTCTGCTCTCTTGCGGTTCGGCTGGGCAGCGGGCTCCTTCGAGGCCTCGAAGTCGTAGAAGTACCCCTCTGATTTGGCGAGGAGGAAGACGTACTCATGCGCGGTGGTTGGCCTGTCTTTCTGGCTGTTCGGCATGGCGTTGGGTTTGTGCCAGATGATGTCGGAGCGGAGCCACCAGCCATCCGCTTGAAGCGCGAGCGCCACGCGCCACGGAATGCCAATCAAGTCCTTCGGTTTGAGTCCCGGTACTGCGCGCTTCTGTCTACCCAAGCTTGCGACGGTGGCAGCCGCGGCTGCTCGGCTATCCAGTGTAGAACCCACCCCTCCCTGCTGGTTGCTGGGGCTGCTGTTGTAGGTGTCCCCGAGATTCAGCCAAAGCACCCCGTCATCCCGGAGTACGCGCCGCACCTCGCGGAACACCTCGACGAGGTTTGCAACGTACTCCTCGGGCGTGGGCTCCATGCCGAGCTGGCCGTCAGCGCCGTAGTCGCGCAGCCCCCAGTACGGCGGGGACGTGACGCAGCATTGCGCGGACTCGTCGGACATCGCGACAAGCACCGCACGTGCATCTCCCAAGTACAGGGTAGCGCGCGGATCTTCGTAGAACGTGGTCCCCATCTCAGCCCTCCTTCAGCCGCGCCGCAGCGAGCACGTTGATGGCGGCGTGCAGGTCCCGCGTGACGCGCCGCGCGTCGTCCTCACTCATAGCGATTTCGAGCGTCATCTCGGAGGTGTCAGAGACGAAAATCACCGTTCCGTCTTCCACGTCCGCGCGCACGGTCAGTTCGGTGACGCCATCCTCAAGCCAGCCTTCGGTGGCAGACTGGCGCCGCTTGCGCTCGGCACGGAGGTTGATGACGTTCCCCATCTCAGCCCTCCCCGGAGCGGCGGGGCTCGCACTTAGGCTGGCGAAGCTCCCAGTACCGGCCGTCGGTAGTCGAATACACCCAGCCACCACCAAGGCGAGGGGCGCGAATGGTGCGGCACGCTGTGCAGCACTCCCGACCACCCCGCCCATGGCGTTCGTCAGTATCGGGCACAGGTTGATACGTGTGTAGTTTGGCCATGAAACGACACCGCCCCGCTCCGCGCTCTCACACGCAAAGGGGGCGGCGGACTCCGAGGGGTTGGAGTCATGAAGGTGAAACGCGAGGTGAGAGGCCCGCGTGTGACATGGCTACTGTACGTTAGGGTGAGGCGGAGTCAAGGCCTTGTCCTTCGGCTCCTCGCAGTCCGCAAAGGTGCAATAGTTTCTGTTTGTCTTGCTCATGACTGGTTATCGCTCCGGGTAGGAGGAAGTTGCTTCGCGCGAGAGCGGGAGCTCGTTTGGCGCACACGGCAGGGCTTCCACCCCGCCGCAGCAAGCGCCTCCCGGAGTTGGGCCTCTGGGACCCGTCTGTTGCGGTAGGTGGCGGAGATGGTGTGCCCCTCCTCCATGACGTCGGCCACGGCGCGCTCGAGACGCTTGCGCCGCTCGTCCTTCGCGTGCCGCATGGCAGCGGTGCGGTCTGGGGCGGCGTTCATGCCTTGCCTCCGCCAAGGCGCTCAGCGCGGATGCGGGTGCAGAAATCCTCAACGGACTTGGGGCCTCGCGTGCTCCACTCGTCGGAGCCCAGCCAGCGCTCGACGTATTCTCGGTACTCCGGCCCGGCATCGTACGCAACTCCGCACGGCACGCAGAAGCACTGGCCGCGCTCGCGCTCGGCACCACACCCCGTCTTGCACGCGCTCATCGCGCCACCTTCGCCTTCCGCGTGGCCTCGCGAGCATCCAGCGCCTCGCGTACCAACTTATCCACCATCGCGGCGGTGGAGACGTCCCACCCCAGCGCCTTCTCTGTTGTGTGGCGCTCCCTCTCCACGCGTGCGGCGGTGTCGCCCTTCAGTCGCAGGCTCGGCTTGTCGTTCATGTGCTTCCTCCTTGCATGATGATGCACGACGCGGCGCCTTGACGCAAGTGGCTGCATAAGGCATGGTGTTTCTCGCGCGGCCCTGCTGCGCCGAGAGGGAGACATGACCAAGGACGAATTGAGCACGACGGTGGATGGGGCGCTTTCGGGCTACGTCCGCAGCGGACAGAAGTTGGAGCAGCGCATCCTCGAGTTGGAGGCGGCGCTCGTGTCGCTGACGCATCCACATACAGGCCATCTAGCGCATCCGCCAGATGCGTGCACCGGCGAGTGCGAGGAGGTGCGACGCGTGCTTACGAGCAATGCGGGCGAATCCTATGCCGCAGCCATCTCCATCGCCAGCGAGGAGGGTCGGGGGGAGGGCTTCGAGAAGGCGCGGGAGATGGCCGCCGCCATCTGCGAGGACATGACGGACTCGGTGTTTGAGTCCAGCCCCGGGGCGGAGCGCATCCGCGCCATGCAGGACGAGCGCGCGGGGGATGCAGAGGAGGTATCGCCGCCCGTGTGTGAGTGCGGCCACGGCGAAGGGTGGCACCACTACGGCAAGAAGCAGGGGTGCATGAAGAAGATTCCTGAGCAGGCCAACGTGACGTGTCCGTGCAGGGCGTGGCGGCCGGTGGTGTCGCCATGACCGGCCCCGACATCCTCAAGAGCCCCGTGCGCGTGATGTCGGAAGGACCCGTAGACTCGGAGGGGACATGAGCAAAATTCGTTACGTCTGCTGGGACGCGGAGAACGACGAAGACCCGGGCGAGGCGCCGCGCGCCGACAGCGTGGTGGAGGACTGGAATGTCGAGTGGGCCGCCGAGGAGTTCGCGGGCCGCATCCACGACGACAGCGACTATCCCGACGACATGACCATTGCCGTCCGCGACCCGAGTGGCGCGGTTCACACGGTGGACATCCTCGTTGAGTACGAGCCGTCTTTCTCTGGTTCGGTGCGGACATGAGCCTCGACGCGGCAGAGATGCGGATGGTGGGCGGGTCGGACGTAGCCGCGATTTGCGGCGTGAGTCCCTATGCCGGGCCGCTCTCGGTGTGGCTTCGCATCGTCCATGGCGCCCAGCAGCCGGACAACGCGTACACCTCGCGCGGGCGGCGGCTGGAGCCCGTGGTGTTGGATTGGTACCGCGAGGAGACGGGCTTCACGCAGTGGTCCGTCGATACGGTCCGGTTGCGAGACCCGAGCCGCCCTCATCTCCGGGGCTCGCTGGATGCCTGCGTCCGCGCTCCCGGAGGGGTGCGGCCGGTCGAGGCGAAGACGGCGAACGGCGAGCAGGCACGGCACTGGGGCGATGAAGGCACGGACGCCATCCCGGTGCAGTACATCACCCAGGCGCAATTCTACTTGGGATTCGGGCGGGAGGTGGGTGCCGTCGAGGATGACGTGTGCGACGTGCCGGCGCTCGTGGCCGGCGACTTCCGCCTCTACTGCGTGCGCTACGACGCGGACCTCTACGGCGAGTTGCTGGAACGCGTGGAGCGCTTCTGGGTGGACCACGTGCTGACGAAGAAGCCCCCCGAGGACGCGCCGCTCCCGCGAGACCTCGAAGCCGTGGGGTGGGCCTTTCGCCGCTCCGATGGGAAGGCGGTGGATTTCGCCAGCCTCCCGCCCGAGACGCAGGTGACGCTCGAGGAATACTTGCGCGCGTACCAGGAGGAGTCCGCCGCTTCGGACCGCCGCGCGCTCTGGGAGGCGCGAGCGAAGCTGGCGCTGGGCTCCGCGCCTGGCGTGCGCGGTCTGCCCGAGGCGCTAGGCTTCACGTCCCTGTCCTGGAAGGCGCAGCCCGGCAAGACGGCGTGGAAGCGGGTTGCCGAGGCGCTGGCGAAGCAAACAGGCGTGAATCCGGAGCAACTTTCCGCGCTCGCCGCCGAGAATACTGGGGAGGGCAGTCGCCCGTTCACGCCGCACAAGAGGAGAGGGATGCCATGAGTCTGAAGCACATCAAGGAGTCGCTGGACCGACTCGGCCGCACGCGGGTGGATGATCTGGGGGAAGTGGACCGCATACTCCGGGGTGCGCGGACCGAGGTGGACGCCATCGAGAAGGCGGCGCACTTCTTCAACACCGTCGACACGAAAGACCGCTCTGCGGCTAACGCCCGCCGTGCCGCCGAGGTCGGCGCTTTGTTCCATGCCATCGCCAAGGGGAGCAGCCAGTCATGAGTAACGCGATTCAAAAGCCGGAGCAGAAGGGTCTGACGCCCGTGGACAAGATGATGCTCTCCCTCATGAGTGAGATGTCGAAGCGGGAGGCGCGGCTGGAGTTGCTCCTCCCTCGCGACATGCCCGTGGAGCGCTTCAAGGAGTCCGTGCGCTTCGCGCTGGCGGCAACCCCGGCGCTGCTCAACTGCGACCCGGGGACGGTGATGCTCTCCGTCATGAAGGCAGCGAAGTTGGGCATTGACGTGGCGGCTGGGCCCCTCGGCCATGGTGCGCTGGTGCCATTCGGGAAGGAGTGCACCTTCGTCCCCATGTTCAAGGGGTTGGTGATGCTCGCGGTGACGGCGGGCGTGGTCAGAGACATGACGCCCGTGCTCGTCTACGAGCGCGACCACTTCGTGCCCACCGAGGGCGACGACCCCCGCGTCGACCACAAGCCGTACGTCCCCAAGAAGGCCGACGACAAACGGGGCGACATCATCGCGGCGTACACGCGGGTTCTCCTGCCAGACGGCACCCGGGTCATCAAGGGCATGCTCTATGCCGACGACATCGCGCGCATCGCTGCGTCCTCTGCAGGGCGGAACACGCCGTGGAACGGGCCCCACCGTCCGGAGATGGTGAAGAAGTCCACCGTCAAGAACGCATTCAAGACGCTGGGCGTTCCGTCCAGCGAGCAGGCCGACCGCCTCCGGGATGCGTTGGCGGCCGACATCGAGGCGGAGGCGCGGGGCGTGGATGAGGACGCGACGCATACCGTCACCACGCCCACGACGGGCAACGAGGGGCTCAAGGCGAAGCTCAATGCGAAGAAGCCCGCGTCTCCGCCCGAGGATGCGGTGACCGTTCCGATGGAGGCATTCGAACGAGTCGTCACGCAGACGGCGCAGGGCATGAGCGCAGGCCCGGTCCCCATCTCGCATCCCGACGCCCAGCCGCCGGAGCCGGGAGCGGAGGGATGAGCACGCGGAGCGAAAGGAGCAGCAAGTGAGCACGCTGGCGATTCGAAGACTGATTCAGTCCGTCAAGGAGACGGACCTGGGCAAGAGGATTCCCGCCCGACTGGCACAGGCGGAGGAGGATGTTGAGTCCATCGAGAGAGCGGCGCGCGAGTTCTCGGAGCACGGGAAGGACGCACAGTCGTCGGCGTGGGAGTTGTTGGAGCGCATCGCGGAGGAGAGCAAAGTGAGCACCAAAAGCGAGGACATCATGACCGCAGCACAAGCCATCGTGGACCATGTCGGTGTTCACCGACTGGCGAGGAGCTACAATCTCACGAGCATGGAGGTTCCTGGAGACTTGCTCAGGGCGCTTGCCGTCGCGCTGGAGGAGCGCTGGAGGGGGCTCGGGCGTGTAGGCGAGCGTCGCCGATGAATATGGGGCGTCATCCTCCGGGGTGGCGCCCTTCGTCTTTGCGGGGTATCTTGAAGGCGCCGGTTGGTCCCGGCGAAAGGACAAGCACATGAGCAACGAGACGTTTCACTTATTCAGGGAGTGCGAGGGCGGCGACACCTACGCCGCGCGAGACGTTGCGCACGCCAAGGAGATCTGGAAGTCGGACACGGGGCAGGACCCTGACGACGGCACGGAATGGGAGGCGGTTCCCGATGACGCCCCCATCAAGATCGATGATGACGGCGTGATGGTGACGAAGTCCGCCGCCGAGTGGGCGAACGAGACGGATGAGTTCGGACGGAACGTGGCGGGTTGCGTGTTCGGCCAGAACTATTAGCGCGCACCCAGTCGTCATGTGCCGAATGGGTTCATGACCAGCGCGGACGGCGGCTCGCTTCGGCGGGCCGTTCGTCTTTGTGGCATGATGGGCCGAAACAAGGAGGAGTCATGTACCTCGACAAGCAGCCCCAATCTCTCGCCGTCCCCATTCAGGGCCTCGAGGAGGCCATCCAGCAGCGCAAGGCACAGCAGGAGGCTGGTTCTCCAGCCCAGGGTGCAATCATCCCGCCTAAGGCCATCCCGTGGCTGACGGGGCTGGTGGCGGTGGCGCTCGTGGCCTCCCGCTCTCTGCCCCAGCACACCATCGCGGCGCAGGTTGCTGGCGGCCTGGTGGACGTGGCCGTCCTGCTCGGGCTGGCGTCGCCCGGCTGGCGGAGGAAGTAGCCCGCAAGACGAAGGGCCCGGAGCGCATAGCCCCGAGCCCTCGCCCGACGTGTTGGTCTCGAACCAACCCCTGAGCGTTTATTGGCCGCCCCGCGCTACCACTACGCCAACGTCTTCGCCTCGGACGCTACCCACGCCCGCGACCTGACGCAACTAGCACTTGGCCCCGAGTCCAAGCATGGCGTCGAGCTCGGCGCGTTGGATCGGCGTCATGTTCTCCACGCGAATCCACGCGGCGGCCTCTTCAGGGTGTGCATCGTCCCAAGCATTCGCGCAGGTGTTCGAGCAGTACGTCCGAGAGCCCTTCGGACCGTAGTCGGAGACTGTCGCCCCGCACTGGCAGCACGACGTCACGGCCTCCTCCGCAAAGCGGCGAGGTGCTCCCTGACGCGTCGTGCGGTGGCAGGGCCGAGTTCCTCGCGACGAAACACCTGCTCCACCTCCTCCAGCGTCCACGCCTCCGGGCGGCCGCATCCACACGGTCCGGACGCACTCACCGTCCCGCTCGGCGCGAGTCGCAAGGCCTCGCGAACGGCAAGAGCCAGGGCGGCGGGTTGGTGCTCGCGGCGGGCGATGGCGGACTCGTACACGTCGCGCGCCCTTTCCTCCACATCCTCAGGCGGGGCGCCGGTGAGGGCGAGGCGGAGTTTCGATAGAGCCTGGGCCTCCGCGCTGTACTTCCGTGGCCCCTTCGTGCCCACAGGGAAGAAGCTCAGCACCTCCGTGGCGGCCCGCGCCATCGCCCCCATGCGGCGCTCCAGTATTGAGAGGGCTTCTCGGCCACGACGGCGACGCTCGGTCTTCTCAGAGGTACCGAGCGAGGATTCCGCAGCACTGATGCCGTCCAGCACCGCGGCGAACGCCTCGGAGGTGGTGGGGTAGTGGCGCGCTGGAGTTTGTGGCAGCAGGAGCGGCGGGTCTTCGTCCTCGGAACGGAACGGTGCGGGTTTCTCCGCGCGCTTCGCGGCGACCGTCTCCAGGCACTTCGCCACCCCGGACTCCACATCAACGCCAGCATCGGCGCAGATGCGTCCGGACTCCTCGTCGGTCATGTCGGCTGGTTCAAGCGGGCCCTCCGGCAGAGGCTGGTCCGCCTCCCCAGTGGCGTCGGGATTCAGTGGCGCATCGTCGAACACTCCAGCGTCCAGCCCCTTCTCGTGGGTGAACGCCTCGGGCGGGGCGGAGGGTCGAGCGTCGTCGCCGAGCACGAATCCGAGCCCGCGCTCCAGCCATCCCGGAGCACCCACGCCTCCGGATGCGCGGAAGAAGCCGCTCACGTCCCCCGCCCGCTGGCGGATGGCGGAGAGGCAGGACTCGGCGACGTTCGCGCGCTCACACTCCATGAGCCAGTTCAGGTCGGCGCCCTTCGCCACTTTCTCGAAGTGGACCGCCTTCGCCTCCAGCGTCTGCACCCGCTCGCGGAGGGCGTCGGCTTCCGCCTTCCACTCCGGAAGGTTCTTGCCGCCCGCCAGCAGCACGACCTCGGGCCCGAACGGCCCGTTGATGGTCGCCTTGACGTGCTCTGCGAGCCGGTTCCGCTCGGCCGTCAGCGCGGCGATGTGGGCGCGGACCTTGGCGGCTCGCGATGCACTCAATGCCTGACTCAACTCGTGCTCCAAATCCTCATCCGTCATCTTCTCGCTCATGTTCCCCTCTTCGTCTTCAGTGTCATGCGGTGATGTCCGGAGCGCACACCCACCAGCGGCGCTTGAAGTCGCACATGGGTGTGTGGCGGATGGGTGCCGTGTGGCTGAGCAGCCACTTGCGACCAACGCGCCCCCAGCGTGTGGAGGTGCGCCCTGGGTGCCATCCCGCCCAGTGGCAGGCATAGAGGCGCTGGCGCTGGTTGGTGATGCGCCACGGGCGTTCCTTCCAGGCACGGGCGGCAATGGCAGCGCGCATCTCCTCGACGATGCGCTGCGTCTCGGGGTGGATAACCGGACGGTATGCGGCGTGTCGCCGGCCCATGGAGATGAAGAGCGGCATCAGTTTCGGGTGTGGCAGTTTGTGGGTCATGACTGATCGTCGTCCGTGACGGCGTGGAGTTGTCCGCGCTCATGGCTTGGCCTCCTTCCAGACGCCGTGCTTGCACTCGGCCACGGGCTTCCCGTTCTTCCTGAGCGAACACCGCCACGCGATCTGGCCGCGCAGGGTGGTGATGCACACGCCCTGTTCTAGGAGGTTCTCCTCGGAGCCTTCGAAGCGCTCCCAGAGGTCCCCGCGCCGGTCGTAAACCCACATGGACCAGAGGGCACTCATGGCTGCTCCAGGCAAGCAATGACGTCCTTAAGCGATGGGAGCACCATACCGCGCGGACCCACCCACGTCCTCCCTTCGCCCGGCTCCCAGCCAGCTGCCCGGGCCCGGTCGTTGTTGCGCGTGCGCTCCCTGCTAGCTCGCTTCTGGTTGGCGAAGCGCCCGTAACGCTCGGGAATGCCGCGCACACGCCACCCCGCAACCATGCCGTCGCTGTACCAATCCAGCACGCGCACCTCGGGGTCGGCGAGCGCCTTAAGCAGCAGCGTGGACTTGGCGAGCGGCCAGTTGCACGCCGCCGACACCATGGCCGACGCCCGGTCGTCCGGCAGCCATGCGCACGCGTGAAATTCCACCCCGATGTCGTCCGCCTCGTCATTGACGCGACGTACCACGTAGCGCTCGAGGTCCAGCACCATCACCACCGCATCCGCCCGACTTACCTTGCGGCCCCCGGCGGAGAGCAGGCGGGCCAGCGCGGGGGCTCGCACGTCAAGCATCTCGTCGGTCACCTGCAAAAAGTCGTAGCGCAAATCTCGTCTCCCGTTCATGACGACAGCGTACGCTACGCGAAGCCGCCGCGCAAGGTATGCCGCTAACTGAATGGAATGGAAGAGAAGGGAATGGAAGGACAGCATCTATAGGACGTTCCGTGTCATCCGGCCCGGAGGGACGGTGACACAGGCCGCCCCGGCCTGAGAGAGGGGCCCCCGGAGGGCGCGTGTCGCTTCGTCGGGCAGGACTGCCGAGACTCCACCTGGGCAGCGGACGCTCCTATGCCCCGCTCAGGCCGGTGTGACGCGGCAGCGGGTACACAGAAAGTATCGGACGGATGCGCCCAGGAGTTGCGTGGCAATTTCCGGGGGATTTTCACAGTGCGGCGTCAGTGGTCGGCGAGGCCCGTCCGGGCCGTGTTGCTCCGGCAGGGTTGGCAGTAGGGCGCGGATGCGGGCGGCTTCGGCGCGGTGCTGAGTGGCATCGCGGCGCCAGAGGAGACGTGCAGGGTCGTAAGCGTCCAGAGCGCCCGCATATGCGCCGCACGTCTCCGCCAGATGCTCTTCCTTCGTCGCCGCCTCTTCCGCCTCTCGCTTCGTCCTGAATTCCATGGGTGGTATCGGCGCTACTCGGGGAGGGTGGTGAGGAGTTCGCGCAACTCAGCGGCGCGGACCTCGAACCGCTGCGCGTTGGCGGCGTGCATGTCCGCTCGGAAACTGGCCATCGCGAGACGGTCCTTCTTCTCTGCCTTGCGTGAGGCCGCCGCGATGCGCTCAGCGGCGGCGATTCGGCTCCGTGCATCTTCCTTCGTCTTCGGTTCGCTCATCTCATCCTCCATGCGCGGGGCCCGTGCTGGCGCCCCGCTGGGTGGTACTGCTCAGGTGAGGTCGATCTCGAGCTGCTGGGGGCGGTACTCGTCGTAGCGGTTGAAGGGGCCCCGGACTCCCACCCACCCATCCTCCGTCACTCTCTCGAGGATGCCGAAGGCCGTAGGGTCTTCGGAGCCCTTCACCTGAACAACCACACTGCCCTGCCCAGCCAAATGAATCGCCGTGATAAGGTCCATCGTTGCTCTCCTGCGGCAGCGCCGCGCTAGATGAAATGATTATCGCGAGGCGCCGGCAGGAGTTGCGTGCGGCATTTCCGGCGAATTTCCGGGGCGCGGTCGACGATGCGCCTGCTTGCCTCATGGCGCCCAGCGTGAGAGCATGTGGGTATGTCGGACCCTGAGAAGACGCCTCCTCACGCACCAGAGGAGCCAGCAAGAGACAGGAAGGGGAAGTGGCTCCCCAACACGCCGTCCCCAAACCCTGGGGGCAGGTCGAGGGTGCAGCGCGAGGCGCGAGCAGCCTTTCTGGACCGCCTCCCGCGGGCTCTCGAGCTTGTTGACGCATGGTTCGCCTCCAGTGACTTCGAGCAGCAGAGGGCGGCGGTGGAAGTGACGTTCATGCGGGCTCTGGGCAAGCCGGCGAAGCCATCCGAGATGCCGGCCCTGGAGCCCCCAGGTGCCCCGACGCCCGAGGACGCCGACACGGGAGCCATGCTGGTCCGGGTGCGGGGCATGATCGCGCGCGGTATTTCGGTGCTCGAGGGGCAGCAGGATGCCGGCGAGCTTGGGGCGGATGGGCTGGAGTCGCTCGGGCGCCTGGGTCAAACACTAGGGTCGCTTGTTGAAACCGAGGCAAAGGCATCCCGCGCGTCGAAGCTCTCCGCTCTCTCGGTGGATGAACTCCTGGCGCTGGTACCGGAGGAGACGCTCCGGGCAGCGCTTGAGAAGAGGGGCACGACATGAGCGAAGACACGAAAGAGGCACTCCAGAAGGAGATTGCGAGTCGCGAGCGGAGAATCGCGGAACTACACCGGCAACTGAATGGCCTGCGGTCCGAGAACGCGAATCTGAAGGAGCGCATCACCCGCCTGGTGAGCATGCTGGACGAGCAGGGCCGCGACAGCAAATGACGCAAGTCAGGGTTTCCCCGCCCCTCACCATCGGTCGCCACGGCCCCCTACTCCTGGTGCTCTCTGGCCCAGAGGTGCACGGCTTCGTCGTGGACTCCTGGTGCAAGTCCTATGAGCCGGTGGCCTGCGCCGCGCTCGGCCTAGGGAAGCCAGACGCCTTGCCCCCCGCCTCGCGTCGCCTCATCTGCGCCGGGCTCTACACCCGGGTGAAGGCAGTGCTTGAGCGCGCGCACGTCATCGCAGCGGTGGCCGAGGAGGCGTCCGAGGTGGTTCTCGGCTACGTTGTGGCGGAGGATCTCGGTGGAGATGTCACCCGCGTGCACTACGTCTACGTCGGAGCCGCGGTCCGGCGTCAGGGGGTAGCCTCGGCGCTCCTCGATGCATGCCGAGCTCGCGGCGGCCGGTACACGTGCCACACCCCTGCCGGAGGGGCGCTCGCGCGTCGCTTCGGTCTCACATTCTCGCCGTAAAGGAGCCTCACAATGAACCTGAAATCCGTCCTGCTTTCCGCCCCTGTCCGCGTTGGAGGTGCACCCGCCGCGAAGAAGTACGAGCACGGAGGCGACGTCGCTCTTGCTGTCGACCCGCCGTTCGTTCTCATTTGTCGACGGTCCGGGGATAGTCTCGTGACCGTCGGCATTCCCATCGTCAGCGTGCAGCAGGTGGAGTTCGAGGACGTCCATACGGGAGAGCAGGCGGAGCGGGGGCAGCAGGCCGATGCGCCGCGCACGCGGAAGCGCAGGGCCACGGCGGAAGGTGAGCAGGGGGAGGGCCAGTGACCTGGGTGCTCATCATCTTCGTCGGCATCGGCGGAATGCGGAGCGAGGAGTCCAACGCGCTCGCCGTGGTCCCGGGCTTCGTCTCGCAGGAGCAATGCAACGCCGCTGCGAAGAAGGCACGTGAAGAACTCGCGGAGGGCGCAAAGCGAGTGCTGGCCTCCTGTGTCCCCCAGGGGCGTGCGGCTCCGTGATCGCTGGCGTGCACAGCGTCTGTGTGGAGCTCGCCTCCCGGTTCGGACGAGAGAAGTTCCACAAGGGGCCGCCATCTCGGCTCCAAGACTACCTGCGCACGCTGTTTCAGATACAGCGTGATGTGCTGGCGTGCGCCGCGCGCAAGGTTGCGGCGCTGTGTACGCGGCGCGCCGGCAAGACGACCATGGTCCCAGCCGCGCTCTTTCAGGCGGCTGAGGAGAATCCAGGCTGTGTCGTCATATTCATGGGGCGCACCCGCGAGCGAGCCCGGGAACTTGCCTGGGAGAACCTAAAGGCGGCCAATGAGGAGTACCGCCTCGGGTACGCAGTCAACGAGGTGCGTCTGACGCTCCGCCACCCGAAGAACGGAGCGGAGATTCGGCTCCGAGGGGCGGATGACATTCGAGAGTTGGAGAAGTACCGCGGCGACAAGCTGGCATTTGCTGTCATCGATGAAGCCCAGTCCTTCGCTGAAGCCATCCTGCGCAAGCTCATCGAGGACGTGCTCTGGCCAGCGCTTCTCGACGTCTCAGGTAGGCTGCTGCTGCTGGGCACCCCAGGGTACATCTGCCAGGGGCTCTGGTACGAGATCACCCGGAATGAGGACGAGAAAAGCCGGACCGAGCGCGCGCAGGGGTGGCACGTCGTCGAGTGGAGCGGCCTCGACAACCCGAGCCTCAACCACAAGGGGCAGCGCATCTGTGACCTCTTCCGTGAGGAGCTCGAGTCGCTCGAGGCGGACGCGGCCAGGGGGCCCCGCCACCCGAGCGTAGTGCGCGAGTACCGCGGACGCTGGTGCCAGGACCTCAAGGGGCTGTACTACGCCTTCGACCCGGAGAGGAATCTCTACGATGGCACGCTCCCGGAGGGCCACCACTGGTCCTACGTAATGGGCGTGGACATCGGCAGAGCGTACGCTCGCGTCACGCTGGCGTACGCCGAGACGCACCCAGTCCTGTACGAGGTGGATGGCCTCAAGGAGCATGGAACCAACGCCAACCGCTGGAAGACGCTCACACGCCAGGGGCAGCAGCGCCTGCCGGTGGAGGCGACGCCAGTGGACTACGGCGGCCTTGGAGTGGGCATCATCGAAGCATGGCTGGAGGGTGAGGACGCAATCCCCGTTGAGCCAGCCGAGAAGCAGAGCAAGGACGCCTTTGTCATGCTCATCAACGCCGAGTTGGAGGCCGGCCGCATCAAGGCCCTGAAGGGCGGTGCGCTGGCCGGAGAGTGGGCCACCCTGCCGAAGGACCCTGACAGCCCGCCAGGCAAGCCGCCCCAGCCCAAGCCGGGCTTCGATGACCACTCCAGCGACGCAGCGCTCTACGCCGCACGCAAGGCCCTCCAGCGACGCGGCCTGGTGGACACGCCGGCTCCACGGCCCGGCTCCGCTGCCGCGCGAAAGCAGGCCGTGCTAGAACAGCAGGAGGCATTTCTCAGGAGTCAGAAGACATGGCGGGACGAGACATGGTAGCCGACGAGCCCGGGGCACTGGATGCACTCTGCATCGTCCTGCGGCGTCATGGCGTCACTACGTACGAGCGGACCTCGGATGGGGCGATTCGACTGGAGTTGTTGCCCCAGACGCCAGAGCGTAGCGCCTCTGCCCATGGCGAGGCGGAGCCCCAGGCGAGCCTGTCATCCGTCCCGCGCTCTGACCCGCTCTTCGACGGCGTGGAGGGTGTCTGATGAAGGCGCTCCAGGAACGCTGGTGGAAGGCGCCGGACAAGCGCGTGCATGAGGCGCTCTTCTCTGCCGTCCAGGACATGGAGACGGACCAAGTGACGCGCCGGACGGACAACGCAATCCTGCGCGAACTCTTCCGGGCGAAGGGCTATAGGGCCACCATCCACGGGGATGCGGCCCCGAACCTGTCGCCCGCCTACGCGGACGGTGTGTGGCGCTACAACCTCATCCGCACCGCGGTGGATGTCCTCAGCGCAAAGGTGGGGCGCGGCAAGCCCAAGGCGTCCTTTGTCACCACTGGCGGGACATGGTCCGAGCAGCGGCAGGCGAAGCGGCTCGACAAGTACGTCTTTGGCGTCATGCACGCGACCGACTTCTACCGTGAGGCGCGCAAGGTGTTTCGCGACGCTGCGGTGACGGACATCGGCGTCGTAAAGGGCTGGGTGAGCGACGGGAAGGTGTGCATTTCCCGTGTGGACCCGGATGAAATCAAGGTGTCCATGGCGGATGCCTACTACGGGAAGCCGCAGACGCTCGTGCACTCCTACTGCGTCTCCCGGGACATGGCCCACGCCTGGGTGGAGGCGTGGTACGAGGGCGCCAAGAAGGAGGAGCGTGAGCGGATGCACCACCTCGTGGACAATGCCGAAGTGGCCCACGATAAAGACAGGGCGCTTCGCCGCACCGCGACCTTCGGTGACGTCATCCAGGTGGAGGAGGCGTGGCACCTCCCGGCGAGGGATGGGTCTGGCGGACGCCACGTCCTCGCCATCTCCAACCTGACGCTTGTGGACGACAAGGACGAGGCGGCCCCCGACTTCTTTCCCTTCGCCTTCTGCCGCATCTACGAGCCCTTCCTCGGCTTCTATGGGCAGGGAGTGGGCGAACTCCTCGTCCCGCACCAGCGCGCCATCAACGCCACGCTGCGCCGTATCAGCGCAATCATCACGAACATGAGCAAGGGGCGCATCTACGCCGACAACGGGGCGAAGATTCGGCTGGAGCAACTCGCGGGGATGCAGGACACCCAAATAATCTACGGGGCTCGTCCGGGCGGCGGAGGCGAGAACCACGTCCCGTCTGAACTCTGGCGCTGGGCAGACTACGCCATTCAGCGCGGCCTCGAACAGGTGGGTATCAACGAGGGTGCGGTGGCGGCCCGCAAGCCGGCGGGACTTGAGAGCGGACAGGCCCTCCGAGACTACGAGGATATCCAGTCCGAGCGGCACGCTGTCATCCACCTCGCCTTCGAGGACTTCATCTTGGACGCAGCTCGGCTCGTGGTTCGCCTCTCGCGCCGCGCCGCGGACGACGGAGAACGCCTCACCGCCTTCTTCCCGAAGGGCCGACGCTCGGAGCCCATCGACTGGACTGACGTCCAGGCGGATGAGGACTCCTTCACTCTTCAGGTGTTCAGCACTAGCAGTCTCCCCGTCTCCCCGACAGCCCGGAAGCAGTACGTGGAGGAACTCTGGTCCTCTGGGCAGATCGACTCCGCGGAGTACCGACGTCTCCTGGAGATTCCGGACACTGACGCCTCGACGGACCTGGCGCTCGCGGCCCGGGACGTGGTGGACGCAGCGCTTGAGCGCATGCTGGACGGGGATGACGATACCGGAGCCGAGGACGACTACACCCCGCCGGAGCCGTTCGATGACCTCGCGTACGCCATGAAGCGCGGCACCATCGCCTACGCCCGCGCCCGGCTGGAGGGAGCACCAGAGGCGCGACTCGACCTCGTCCGCCGCTACATTCTCCAGGCCCAAGGGCTCATGGCGCTCGCACAGGCAGCACAGGCCCCGCAGGGCGACATGCGCCAGCCCGATGCAGCGCAGCCATCTCCTCTCGCAGCAGCGTAGCACCACGCACCAGAAGCCCAGGACACGCACATGTCTGAGAACGCCCCTGTCGCCCCCGCTC